CGACGAGAAGAGCCTTGCCATGGTCTCCGAAATGGCGGCCGCGGCCGAGGCTCAGGTGTGGGTGGAGCGCGTCGGCAAGGGCGAAGAATGCACCGTCATCATCGAGGACGGCCAGGTGCAGGCGGCCAGCGCCGAGCCCGTGGCGGTGGCACCGCCCGCGGACGCGGCGAGCATCCCAGACGCCACGAAGGCCGAGCGCGAGGCGAACTTCAAGGCGAAGGCCGGAGCGCAGTACGACGAGCCTGGCTCAAGAGGGTAGCAAGTTGGGCGCCGGCCGGGTGGGTCCTCCTCCTTTCCCGTGGTTTCCGGTCGGCGCTCATTGATTGAGGTTGCTCATGCCAGAGTCGAAAGACTTATCCCCCGTCCGACGCGAAAGGGATCATGGCAGTTGCGCACGTCGGCCGGAAAGCCTCGGTGAACAGGATTGGCGGCTCGGAGAGACGAGCACTTACACGAGGTGACAGGATGAGTTTCGACGAACAAGCAGATAGCGACCTTGACCTAGCGATCGAGCACGGTCTCAAAATGAACGCTCGCGTAGCCGAGCTGACCGAGCAACTATCCGCGAGCTGGGCCGAGGTCGATCGGCTGCGTAATCTGCTGGGACAGATGGTTGACGTGCTGGTGCTCCGCGGGCACGCCATATCGCACGCGGATTGGGAGGAGGCGACACACCTCTCGGGGCGTAGCGATGCGCGCATGCCTGACTGGGACCGCGACGCGGCGAAAGAGGCCCGCGCCCTCCGTGCCGAGCGCGACGTCCTGCGAGCCCGCGCCGAGTCGGCAGAGGCGGCGTGCGCGGCGATGCGCTCTGCCCTTGACGTATGTGACAACACGTTGAGCGCGTGCTCGCCAGGAACCGACCTACGGCCAGCATTTTTGGCGATTGAGAAAGCCACGACGCCAGTCGCTGAGCCGCCATGCCGTGCCTGCGGGCATCGCGCCAAGACCCACCATCAGGACGGCGCCCAACGGCTGGAATGCCGCGAGCGGGGCTGTGACTGCACTGACTACGAGGAGCCCGCGACCGAGCCCGACTCGACGGAGGTGAAGCCGTGAGGATGACCAAAACGATCGACATGACGATGACTGCGGTGGGCATCCGTCTCGGGATGGCCGTGTCGGCAGGGATCATAGGCGAGGCGCGCACCATGAGCCATGTCCAAATCGCTCGCATGATCGAAGAGCTGGCGATGGATGACCGAATGATCGGCGCACTCATCGCGCAGGCGCTCGAGGACGGTTCCACCAAGGTCGACCCTGTCGTCTGGGCCGAGAGGATGCGGGCGATGATGGCACGCACCAATAAGCCGCGGCTGGTTGCGACGGAGGCGAAGCCGTGAGCGACAACACCAGGATCGCAGATCGTCACCCGAGCCGAGCCAGGATCGCCCGTAGCGCCGGCTCGAGCTCGCCTGGACCGGGCGCACGTGGAACCCATGGCAGGGTTGCCACAACAGCGCGCCAGCGCGCGCAGAGAGGACCGGGACAAAATGATCGAGACCGCGGCAGGAAATGATCGTAAGTGCGCCCGCTGTGGCGCCGACGAGTGGCGGCAGGACGGCTACTGCTCGGTCGAGTGCCGGGATCTGCACGAGGTCGAGCACATCGCGGACGTGATCGTGACCCCGGGCGCGGGCTATACGATCACAGAGGAGACTGTCGCCATCGCCAGCGCGATCTACTGGTCATGGTGGCGAGCCAGAGACATGCACGGGGAGGCGCCATGAGCGGCGAAGCGCAGTGGAACAGCGACCAGGCCATCGGCGAGCGGGCGCTCCGAGAAGACGCAGAGCGCTGTCGTAAGTGTCGTGCTGGTAAGAGCATGACCGAAGACGTGTCGTGGGAGAAGAATGCTCGCGACCGATTCCTGTCCGTCTACGGAGCGACCATCGCCGTCCAATGGGCGGCCCATGTCCGCGAGGGCCGGGGGCTCGGTGAAAGCTCCATCCGACGCTTCGTCTCCGAGGCGCGTGCTCTGGCCCAGTGGACCGAGGAGGTACAGCATGTGTGAGGAAGCATTCGACGAGGTGATCATCCCCTGTGAGGACGGCATGGTCCTGCACGTCACGGGGGGCTACGGGCGCGAGGATGTTTGTCTCGGCATCGGCAGGCCGACCGAGGATGACCGGAAAGCGGGCTGTGCCGGTATGCCTGCGATGATCGTCCTGCTCGACAGGGAGGCCCGCACGGCGCTCCGCAAGGCCCTGCGGTCGATGATGCGAGGTGGGCTATGAAATGCGAAGCCCGCGGGAAAGATGGCACGCTTTCGGATGCTGTTGAGTGCGATGTAGGCACCTACGATCTCGACGTTGCTCTGGGCAAAGAGCCCTTGTCGGTTGTGCGCGTATTGATGCTCAACGGGTTTCGATCTCGCATTAGAGCCGACGAGCGAGCGAAGGTGTTGGCGATGGCGCGGGAGCGCGTAGCACAGATGTGGCGCGTTGCCGATGCGCGTGACGAATGGGTCAGACTACCTGACGTGCTCGCCGTCATCGACGACCTGACGAGGGAGGGGGGAGTCAAGGGGGAGATCGAGCCATCTTCCCCCCTCCCCCTGGCCGATGTTCCCCCCTCCCCCCACGGGTCTGTATCCGGTCTGTATCCGGTCTGTATTCGGTCTGTATCAGCCGAGGGCATGACCTGCCCTGACTGTGACGGGCGCGGCTACCCGGTGGGCAGAAGTGCGGACAAGTGCGGATTCTGCGGAGGGACCGGCCATGTGCTCAGAGATCACAAATAGGCCCTGTCCGTGGGGCGGGGCAGTTGCGAAGACCACCCCACTCGACGCCGAGCCGGCCGAGAAGGGGGCCTCGCCGACATCGCAGGATGGCCTGCGGACGGTGGCGGTTCGCCAGTAGCCGACCCCATCGGCGAAGCTCGGCGACGATCTCCGGGGGACACCATCACCGGAGGTGGCGCAGGCGCGCCTCGACTCCGGGAGAAGGAATCTGGACGACGCGGTGATGTCTGGCCACCGCCCCCGGACGACGTGCACGCATGGGGGACCGTGCCGCCCGACGCTCAACCCGCGCTTTGTCGCTTGGCTGATGGGGTTCCCCCTCGACTGGCTCGACGTCGAGCCAAGCTCAAAGCCCTCGGGAACGCCGTAGTGCCGGCGTGCGCTGAGATAGCCGGCCGTCGCGTTCTCGAACTCGAGGCGCGCGCCACGGGGGCCGCATGACCGCACTCGACTACTTATTCCCGCCGCCGAACACGGTCATCGGCCGATGCCGTGCCTGCGGCGTCGAAGTCCACACGTACAACGGCGACTGGAACGACCCAACGCAAGCCGTTGGGAATGGGGGGCTGTGGTGCAACGAGTGCGAGCGCCGATCCAGGGCCGCTCCAGACCGTGCCACCGCCGAGGACAAATGACAGCCCCGGTCTATGACGTCGTGCTTCGGCTTCCTTCCGGCGTCGAGCTCGCCCTTTGCTCGCCTGAGACCGCGGCCGGGCACTCGTGGGCCTTCCGGCTCGCATGGACATGGCCCGTTGTCGAGGAGATGACCAATGCCGTCCGCAACGTCTTCGAGGCCTTCCCCGGCGCCCAAGTCACGACCGCGGCGCGCGCGCTCGCCGAAGCGACCGACCAAGCCATCGAGCGCGGCGTCTTCGACGACCCCGCCGGACGGCTGCTCGCCGAACGCCTCGGCATCGACCTGCGATGGCGCACCGGACCGAAGCGAGCCGCCTAGGTGCGGGGCGTGGATTGGCTCGAGCGTCTGCCTACTCGAGCGCGGTCACGCCACGATGCACGTCACCGGCGCGCCGTGTGCCGACGCTATGGTCTGACGAGCAGCAGGGCGGAGCCCGCCGGCCCTTCTGTGCCCCAGCCCGCCGCCACGGATAGCTCCATGGACAGGCCCAGAGCCCGCAGGGGCGGGGCCGCCAGCGCGATGGCTGGTGCGAGTCCATGCGCTGACCCCAGGATGGCGACGCCAGCGCCCCAGCGGGCGCCCAGCGCCACAGGAGGGGCAGAGCCGAGCGCCTCCGTTACGTCGGCCTGCCACGTCCCACTGACGAGCTGCGCCTTGGGTGCGGGGTCGAGCCGCCACGCCGCAGCGGCGCCGACCAGGACCCGGTTGCCGGCGCGCGTCTCGAACGTCACCTGGTCGACGCGGATCTCGGCGCGGTCGCCGGGGGCGAGCAGACACGGGGCTTCCTGTTTTGGGGTTACGATTGAGGAGGTGGCGACTGGACTTGGGGGACGAGGCTCTCCGGTGGCCGTGGCCGACCCCGTCGACGCACTCACTACCGAGACCACGCGGGCGCCGCGCGCCGCCTTCTCTGCGCGCTCGAGTGCCGCGCGCAACTCGGGGTTCTCCGCCGCGAGTCGGTCGCGATCGGCCTGGAGAGCATCCTTTTGCCGGCGCTCTTCGACGACGAGCCCCTGGGCGCTGAGTCTGCCCGCCTCGGCCATGCGCGCGAGCTCGGCCTGCGCCTCGGCTCCACGGTTGAGCTTGTACGCCAGCGCTCCAACCGCCGCGAGTCCGGCAAGCATCGCGATGATGACCGCGCGGGTCATGGCGCGGGCGCCTGCGGCGGCTGGTCGACTCCAGCGGCTACGGGGGGTGCCCGGCGTCCAGTCTGCCGCAGCACCTTGTAGGCCTGCCCAACGAACGACCCCAGCAAGCATCCGAGTAGCGCGCGCGCGCCTGCGCCCGCGGGAGCCCCGACCCATGGGATCCACAGCGCCGCGGTGCAGAGCATGAGCGGCAGCAGGGGTAGGAGGCGGATGACGAGCGGGCGCGCGAACAGTTCCGGGAGCACCCGGCGCGCTGTCGTGATGGCGATTGCCACCGAGCACACAACCACGATGTTCTCGGTCTTGATGACGATGGCCAGCAGCACGTTGGCGGCAGCTTCCATTGTGTGGTCTCCTACGCCGCCTTGATGGCGGCATGCAGTTGGTAGCCTCTCGACTCGAGCTCGCGCGCCACGTAGTCGCGGTCGCGGACGCGCCAGTCGGGCGGCAGGATTTCGCGGACGGACGTGACGAGCTCGCGCATGTGGATGTGCGGCCCCGGGCAGATCTTGCGCGGGTCGCGGCTCGCATCCGGTAGATCGATGTGACCCGCGAGAGACACGCGCTCGAGGCGCATCAGGTCAGCGCACACGACGATCAGCGCTCGCTGTTGGCTGTCAGTCAGGGGGCCGTGCTCACCCACCGCGGCGACGGCCAGCGAGTAGGCGTTGTGGGCTCCTGCGTGAGCTGCCTGGATGTCGAGCGGCAAGGCCTGCTCGATGACCCCGGAGGGCAGCACCAGTATGTGATACGGGAAGAGCCCGCGGGTGTACGATGCCATCGGCCCGCGGCAGAACGCGGCGGCCAGCGTGACCACGTCGAGGTCGGCGTCGGGCACGGGGCGTGGATTGTGCGGCTCGATCTGCGACAGGCTGGTCTTGTGCACGACGACATGACGCAGAGGGCGCGGCAGAGCGCGGCTGTTGGGCGCCTGCACCTCTGCGATGCGGTTGAGGATCATAGCCGCGGCCCCCGCGCGTTGAGAACGATGCCGGCGGTGAGCGCGAGCAGCAGCGCCACCCCGACGCCAATCAGATCTCTTGCCTCGAGCGCGGTCACTTGCGGCCCTCGCGCAGCAGCTGCAGCAAGAGATCCTGCACCTTGCCCATGGACTGCTTGATCTCGCCATGGTCGCGAATGTTGGCGTCCCCGACAGCCTGGTTGACGGCCTCGATCTTTCCCAGGCGCTCGCCTAGGCGGCGTTCGAGCTCGGCGCGGTGCTCGGACTCGGCCCTCTGCGCGGCGGCGATCTTGTCGTCGACATGGTCCGCCGTGGCGAAGCCACGCGACCCGAGCCAGATAGCCGAAGCGCCGGCGAAGAGCCCCGCAACGACAACCACGGTCCCGAGCGATGGCGTCAAGTCGGCAAGCGCTCCCTTGATGGACACCCAGCGGGGATGCTTCGGCGGAACTGGCAGTGCGCAGGTCTCGGCCATCGGCGTTGCTCCGTTACGGGGTCTGGACCCCGACAGTGGTCCATGTCGCGCCCGCACCAGTACCGGCTACCGTGCAAATCTTCAGGACTCCGGCGGTGGTGACATAAATGTCGCCCACCACGACAGCCCCAGACGGATACGAGTTTTGCGGGGTCAGATGCAGAAGCGGCTTGATCGGCGATGTGGTGTCGCCATCCACATATAGAGCGTAACCGTCCGTCGCGGTCGCCTTGATGGCGATGCCGGTCTCCTGGGCCAGTGCCTTGACAGCATACCCGCTTCCTGTGGAGGATTCGGCATAGACGGCCGCGCCGTTGCCGTACGCGGTCGAAGAGATACCGTCGCCGTTTGTCGTGCCCCCGGAGAAAATACCACCTGTGCCGCTAGGCTCGCCGCCTGTCGCCGTGATGCCGGTACCGCTCGTCGGCCCGCCGGTGAACGTCCCTCCTTGGCCGGTCCCCGTCCCGACCGAGATGACGCCGGTGCCGTTGCCAGATCCGGCGGTGAACTTACCGGCAGTGCCGTTAGTAGCGCCGCCGTAGAAGTCGCCGCCGATGCCGCTGGTATGCCCGCCGAGGGCCTGGATGCCGTAGCCGGTGCCGTCGCCCGCGACGTACAGCCCGTCTCCGTCCGAGGCCCCGCCGTAGATTCTGGCGCCCTTGCCGTTCGTCGCACCTCCGCGAGCCTGCAGTCCGATGCCACCGCCTGCGCCGCCTGTCGTATAGACGCCGTACCCGCTACCGGCCCCCGTGGAGGTGATGCCGTAACCGGATCCGCTGTTCGTGGCGACGATGGCGGATCCACTGCTGCTGTTCGTGGCGGTGAGCGCTGCGGTGGCGGTGGAGCTCGACGCCGTGATTTGGTTGTTGAGCGCAGAAGATGCCGGGTAGTAGTGGTCACACGTCCAGACGGTGGCGCCAGCGGCGTCTTTCATGACGATCTTGTATTCGGCCGCCGTCAGCCAGATTTCGCCGAACCAGCCGTTGCCGTCTGCAACCACCGGGTTCGCATTCGGCACCGTCAACGCCGAGTCGGAGTAGGTGTCCTTCGGCGTCGTCGTGGTGGGTAGGTAGAAGTAGAGCTTGGCGCTCGGGATGGCCGCGCCGGTGATGGTCTGCGCGCGGAACTTGGGGATGGTGAGATTCGACGCCGGAGCCGAGACGGCCCAAAGCGACAGGGAGAGGACGAGCAAGGCTCTGACGGACTTCTGCATGGGTCAACCTTTCCTTTCCTTACTAGATCAACTTCTTGGCGACGACGGTCACGCATCCACCGGCCCAAACCACGACGTTTGCGGAGAATGTGATCTCTATCGCGCGGTTCGCTTGACCAGCCGCAAATCTCGCGTACCCTGTGAAATCATTACCGCTATGCTGCTCCATCCAGAAGCCGGGGTTGCCCTGCGTCCCGCTGGCCTTCCACCACAACGCCGATAGGATGCACGAGCCCAGGTGCTGGTGATAGTTGGTTCCGTCGTACTGCACGTTCACCATCACGGCCCACGTCCCGAAGAGGTCCACAGGGAAGGCGGCGCCGATGGTGTACCATGTCCCCGCCGTGTAAGTTCGCGCCGTGGAGTCAGTGAGCGTTACTAGCCCGTTGGTGTGAACACCAAGATCCGCGATGTGCGTGTCGATCGCAGCATGGGTTCTCGTTCCTATGTTCGCCAGCGTGGTATGGTTGACTTGCGCCCCATCACCCCCGTTGTGGTCGTGTGAATCGCCATTGGTGACACCCTTGGCGGTGACAGCGTACAATCCATCGAAGTACGTCTTGAGCGTCGACTTTAGGTTGGCCCACGTAAGCTTCTTGAGGACGTGGCTCGCCGCACTGTCCGTGATAGCGACGTTGTCCGCGTCGACCGGCGTCGTCTTCGCCGTCGCGCCGTCGACGAGCGTCCCCGCGGTAGTGGTGGTCTCATTGCCGCTGTTGGTGCCGCTCGTGTTGCCGAGCACGGTCTTCTGGGCGTCGGTGCAGTAGCGGGCGTTGGTCGAATCGGCGATGTCGGCAGTCGTGCGCGTCGGGAGAAACTGTTCGCGTAGGTACTTCGCCCAGGCGGGCGTGATGGGTTCCTTGCCTGCGATGGGCGCGGCCAAGTTCGGGAAGTGGAGCGTCATAGGGCGAGTTGCTCCATCTCGGCATAAGCGCCGACGACGGCGAGCTTTGTCTTGTCCGAGATCGAGAGGCGAATCGTGCGCTGGTAGAACCTACCAAGCCGCGTCCATACGGCGCGCCGCGTGGCCTCTCCTGTCTTGCCTGCGGATCGCGTGAGCTCCGCCGACCAGGTTTTACCCCCGTCGTCGCTCCAACTCAGCATGAACTGCGGGTCTTCATACGCCGTGCCGCCGGCGTTCTGCACGGCGCCCATCTCGCAGTCGATGTACAACTTGTGCATGACCAACTGCCTGCCGCTGCCATGGATGGGCGCGCTCTGCATGGTGCGCACGAACGGCTGCGCGTTGTCGTCGTAGGTCTGCGGGTCGAGCTCGTATAGGTTGCCGCTCTCAAAGTCGCCTGCCAGGTCGAGACCGAAGGCGCGCACGTAGCTCTGAACTCGCCACCGCGGCTTGTCGTAGGTGGCACGGTCCCGCCACAGGCCCGTCGTGATGTCGTAGGCGAACGACGCCGTGATGAAGTTCAGCACGTAGTGGTCGTGACCTTCCACCCCGTAGGCCACGGCACTCGCCAGCTCTTTCGCGGGCAGGGCCTTGATCTCCCGCTCAATGCCGGGTGTGCTGATGCGCTTGGGCTGGTAGCCGGACATGGAGTAGACGGCACCGTCGTTTGCGAGCCAGAACACCTGGTCCGCCCTGACGACCACGGAGCCGGCCGCCGCGCATCCGACGTTGCGAACGCCGCCGGGCGTGCGCGCGAAGGGGAAGTAGGCATCACCAGAGGGGTACCAGTGCTCGAGCGTCTCGGCTCCGAGCAGGACGAGCTCGCGGTTGATCTGCGCCACGGCAGCGAGCATGTCGGCGAACGTGTCGGCGCTCGAGAAGTCGAGGGGGTTGATCGTCAACATGTCATCGACCCCGGTGACGAAGAACTGTTCCGAGTCCGCCAGCGCCAGAATGCCGATGCCATCCATGTATGCGGCCGAGGTGTAGCGGTTGCCGTCAACCAGCACGGGAGCCGCGTCGAGGGTCGCAGCGCAGAAGCCAAGATTCGTCGCGATGCCGACGTGCGTCGCGTTGGCGATCATAGCGACGTCGCCGTTGCCGGGGATGGTGCCGATCAACGCAAGCACCTTATCGGCGGTAACGGCGTACAACTCGGTCCCGCTCACCACGAACAGGTTCTCGCCTTTCAGCAGCGACCCGCGAATTGGGCCCGCGCCAATCGCCCCCCACAGCTTGAGCCCGGCGTCGCCGTAGACCGCGACCGGACCCTTGCTGCTCGCTGGGTTGACCTCCAGGTAGCAGTTCACCAAGCGCTCGGCGGAGACGACGCCCGATTGCGCCTTGGTGCTCTGGGTGGCCCAGGGGATGGGAACGAGCTCGCTCACTGCCTCATCCTCGGCTTCTGCTCGGGGTCGACCAAGGTCGCCTCGCCGGCGAGCCGGCCCATGGCGGAGATGGACTCGCGGAGCATGTCGACGGTCGGCGGCGTCTTGCTGATGAGCGGCCGGATCATGGTCTCGACGCTCGCGATCCCCTCGGGCGTCGACAGCGCCTCCATCATCGCCTGCGGCGACATCAGGCGACGGTCGATGGCCTTGGCCGCGGCGCGCGCCGCCTGCGACACGAGATCACCACCTCCGCCACCGAATCGCGATGTGAGTTGCACCAGGCTCTTGAACATCGTGTCAGAGCCTTCAATCCCGGGCCCGCTCCCGAGACGGTCGAGCCCGCCGACAAGTGCAAGCAGGTTCTTTCGCGTGCGCAGATCCTGTCCGAAGAGCTCTCCGAGTAGGTCGGCGTTCTTGCGCAGCGAGTTGGCCAGCGTCACGGGTCGCATGCCGGTCGTCGTGGACTCGTTGAGCACATCACGCCCGAACTCGGTGGCGGCGCGCATCTTGCCGCCCGACTCATAGACGCCGAGCAGGACTTGCGCGCGCAGGTTCTTGGCGACGGCCGGGTCGGTCTTCTCGAGGATGTCGAACAAGCCGCGGCGCTGCTTTCCGCTCATCGACATCACGCGCCCCACCACTGACTCTCCGGCGCCCGCCTGGTCGAGCTTGAGGATCCGGTTCAGCACGTCCGTGGCCGCCTCGTTGATCGGCTTCGACATCTCCCGCCAAGTCGAGTTGGCCTTGCGAAGGAGAGTCGCGGCCTCGCCGTTGACGGTGCCCTCGGTTGCGGTGAGATCGGTCTCGATGGCGTCGAGCACCTTGCCCGCCAGCCGGCGCTGGTTCGCCACCGCCAGGCCCTCGATGGGCGTCAACTCTCCCGACTGGATGCCGACGAATAGCGACCGCAGGTTCTGCATGTCGTCGATGGTGACACGGCCACCCTTCTTCGTGCCCGCTTGGGTGAGCTTGTCGAGGACGGCGCGGGCTTGGGACTCCGTCTTGGCCGGATTGAACTTGTTGGATTCGATGATGTCGCCGAGGGCCTTGCGCGTGGAGTCGGTGATGGTGTTGCGCGCGCCGCCGCCAGCTTCGCTCGAGGCGCGGTAGATCGGACCGGCGGTGGCCGAGCGGGCTTCGCGGGCCGCGCCGATGTACTTGCTCACCGTGCCGGCCGTCGCCTCTCCCACGGTGGCGTCCCCGAGCTCGTCCGGGTTGGCCGCCACGAGGTCGACGATGCGATCAGCGGCCTTCGAGATGGATGCGGCCTTGCGCGCCTTCATCATCGCCATCTCGTCCATCGTCTCGGGGGTCTGTGCGAGCACGCGCTGCACGCCGAGGCCATACTTGCTGCCCGTCGCCTCGGGTACCGTGAACTTGACCGGGTCGTCGACGTTCAGGGCGGAAAGCGTCTGCTCGATCTCCTGCGTCCGCTCGTAGAACTTCTTGGTGGTCGTCGCTTTCAGGCCCTGCGATGCCTGGCCGCCGACGTCGATCCCGACCGTCTTGGCGAGCTCCGTGGCGGCTGCCGATCGCCGAGCGGCGGCCACGCCCGGGACGGCCTCGGGGAGCACGCCATAGACGCGTCTCGCCCCCTGGAGCATGGTCCGGCCGACTACGCGGGCGCCAACTGCGATGGGGATGGCGGCGGCCTCGCCGGCGGCGCCTAGTCCCGCCGAGAGGCCAATATTGACGAGTCGATCACCTGTGGAGAGGTTGTCTGCTCCGGGTAGAGTCGCAGAAGCCACCTGCCGAGCGGCGGCACCAAGGCCGCCACCAACAGCACCGCCAGCCACAGCGCCAGCTGGACCCCCAAGCAGAGCCCCACCGACAGCACCAGCTGTACCAACGCTCGTTTCAAGCGCATCCCCCGACAGGTCCGCAACGTCGCCCAACGTCCATAGGTCTTTGCGGTCCAGGTACCGCGGGGGCTTGCCCGGCTCGCGAATGATGGCGTTGCCGGTCAGCGTCCCGTCTTCGTCTACGTCGGGGATGATTTGCGCATCTGGGAAGCGGTTTTGCAAGTAGTTGATGGCGCCGTTCGGGCTCGCCTTGAGCCCCGCCCCGGCGCGCGCCGCGAAGCTCCCGATCTCGGGCTGCTGCTCCGCCTGAGCGCGCAGGATCTTGTGTGCGCCGCGGTAGATCTCGGCGAGTGCGTCGGGGACCATCACTGTGATGCTGCCGTCCTTGTCGGCGGCGGTGATTCCCATGAGCGCGCCCGAGTCGTCCTCGCCGGGGGCGATGACGGGGTAGCGAGACTGCAGCGCGGCCATCGTGTTGGCGAGCAGCTGCTTGTCGTCGATCTTGTTCTGCGCGACTGCCTGGATCGCCGCTTCGCGGTCCTCGTCGAGCAGCGTCGGAGGCTTCTCGGCCCGCGCCTGTCCGAACGCTTGGCGCTGTCCCCCAAGGCGCTGTTCGAGAGCGGCCCATGTGTCGGCCTGGGACGGCCGCGCCACAGGCACGGCTGCTGCCTGGCCACCGGGCGCGGAGCCACCGCCGACCTTGGCCTCGAGTTCGTCCCACGTGAGGTCAGCCACCGTCGCCTCCGTCCGCCCCTGAGTCGTCGACGTAGCCCTCGCGCACGAGCTGATCGAGCGCTTGCTTGGGGGTCAGGTTGCGCGACTTGAGGTCGCGGAGGCGAGCGATTCGGTCTGCGGGTGATCTGGCTTGCTCGCCCTGTGCCGCCAGGTCAGCCACCATCTGCCCCTGTTCCTCGGGCCGCAGGCTGAGGCCTTCGCGGAGAACCTTGCGGTGAATGCGCAAGCGGATCGCCACCGCGTCGCGGAAGTTCTTGAGCGAGGCAGCGAACTCGGACGGCCCCAGGTCGGGGTTGAGGGTGGTCTTCTGCAGGCGGACGAGCTCAGAGTCACTGGCCGAGGCCCCTGTGACCTGTTGCCTGTAGGCGTTCCAGACCTGGCCCACGGTCTCCTCTGCGGCCCGGCGCTGGCTGATGTAGTCGACGTTGCCGGGCGACAGATTGACGCCCGCGTAGTCGGCACCCTTCAGCAGCGCGGCCTTCGCCCGTCCACCGAGGGTTAGGAACTCCGGCTTCATCTGCCCGTCGAGCTTGTCGAGGTTCGTGAGGAGTACGGAGTCGTCGATGATGTTCTGTTCGGTCTTCCCCCGGACGGCCTTTTCGAGACCCGCGCTGGGCATCTGATTGACGACTTGCACCTGGTTCTGCGGCATCGTCTTGCCGCGCTTGCTCGCCTCCCACATGTCGGCGATGGCCTTCTGGACCTCCGGGTCGCGCAGCCCAGAGCCCTCCATCCCGGGCCCGTAGCCGTGGGCGCCGAGGGCCTCTTTCATCATCGGGGTGACCTCGGGGGTGGCGAGGATGGAGATCACCCGCTTTTGCTCGTTGACCATCTGGCTGAGCGCCTCGGGCGGCGGAGGCTCCGGCGGCAGAGAGCCTCGCTCCGCGCGTCCGGTTCCTTCGAGAATCGCGACCAGCCGCGGCCATGCCTGCGGGCTCCGCTGTGTCTCGGTGAGCGCCCCGAGCATGCCTTGCGCCTCGTATAGGTTCTTTTGCCGGGCTCGCTCGGTGGTGTCTGCTGCGGCCTTGTCCTGCGCAGCCGCGCGGCTGACGCGATGGGTCTCGAGCTGCGACCATTCGTCGGGCGCCAGCTGCTGCAGTGCTGAGCCGTTGCCTTCGAAGTACTGCGCGCGCGCGCCCGGGATCTGCTCGAGCATCGAGCGCTTGATCTGCTCGCCCTTGAGCGCCTCTTCCTGCACTCGCGCCTGGCGACCGAGGAGGAAGAACTTGACCGGATCGAAATCAGACATTGGCGGGCCTCTACTGGTAGTAGCCCGCAGGGGCGTACGCGGTGCCGTAGATGTCGTTCAGCCTGCTTGGGTCGCGTCCAACGTCAGCTCCGCCGTATGGGTCGGCGTAGCCCCCTCCTCCTCCACCGAAAGCGCCTGACGACGCCCCGAACATGGCGAGGTTGCCGAGGTCGCCAAGCAGGTTGCTGCCGGCCTGCAGCCCCGCCCCGGCATAAGGAACACTGCCGTAGCGGGATGGCACGATGCCCTGCATGGTGAGCTGCGCGTTGCCGGCTGCCACGTTGTTCAGCGAGTTCGCTCGAGCGGCCGCCGTGTTGGTGCCGATCTGCGCCAGGTTGCTGCCGAGGCCCGTGGACAGGTTGGCCAGATGTGCTCCCTCGTTGGCCGCCAGTCCGGACAGGTACGACCCTTCGGCGCTGTCGATGTTGGCAAGGGACGAGCCGCGCGCCATGTCGACATTCGCCAGAGATGACCCGCGGCGCTCGGACAGGCCAGATTGCGCAGACCCGCGGCGCTCGGACAGGTTGGCGAGGCCGGAGGTTGCCTGGTAGCCGACGTCGCCCAGGTGCATCTGCATGTTGCGGATGGCGAGATCGCGTTGCGCCGCTTGCCCAAACTCGTTCGACGCGAAGCCCTGGTTGTACTCGGTGAGCTTCTTGAGCGCCGCTCCGCTGAGGCGGCCGCCGGCTGCGGACGTGGCGCGCGAGAGCGCTTGGTTACCCTGCTCGAGACGGAACTTGTATCCGGGGTCTTGCTCGAAATTCGCGCCGAGGGGCGTCTTGACGGCGTCTTCTCCGTAGTGGCCGAGACCGGACAGACCGCTCAGTCGCGACTCGGCGCCGGCGTATCCGGCATCGAGTTGGCCGGCCGCTGCGTCGTAGGACGAGTTCAGTCGCGACTCGGCGCCGGAGAAGCCCTTGTTGAGGTTCGCTCGCGCCGCATCTGCCCTCTGCGACCAGAGCTGAGCAGCACGCGTGTCGCCGGCTTGCAATGCCTGCCGTGATTTCGCCTCGGCCTGGGTGAGCAGGTTGCTGGCCTGCGTCCCGGCTTGCTCGATGAGATCCGAGCCCTGCTTGCCGGCCTCGATGCGCTGCTGTTGTGCGGCTTGCGTGTCTGCCCGGGCTTGGGCGTCCGCCTTCTCCTGAGCCTGTCCCTGCTTGCGGCGCTGGTAGTAGTCGAGCCCGGCTTTCGCCGCAATGACCCCGCCCGTGATGGCGAGGGCGGTTCCCGTTGCGATCATTGCAGGCTCCTTGCGTAGATGGTCTCGAGTAGGCGGTAGCCCTTGTTGATGTAGACGCGGCCGACCTTCTGCGGCTCGCTGGCGCCGAGGGCCACCATGTAGAGCGCCTGGGCGCCCTGCTCCTTGGCCCACGCCTCCGCCGCGGACAGCAGGCGAGAGCCCAGGCCATGGCCCCGGCAATCGGGCCTGATGTACCAGGCGAGCTCGTGAGCCACCTGCGCATCTGGGCAGAGGGAGTGCGGCGACGTGGTGAGCAAGATGAACCCTGACGGCTTGGCGTCCACCGTCGCGACGATGAGCGCGCGCCCGTCCTCGAGCATGCACGTGCAGAGCAACGCGCCCAGGTAGTCGTCATTGCGTGGCGACACCTTGCCGAGTCCCGCGGCCGCGTAGAAGTCGCGCGCCATGGCGAGGACGTCATCAAGATCGGCGTCGACTGCCGGCCGGACCTCAACCACGTGCTCGTTCATCAGAAGTGCCTAGCGCGAATGGGCGCCCGGGGGCGGCCCGCTGACGTCTGCGCGCACAGCGTTTGCCATCCCCGCGCCGCGTCGTTCTCGACTTCGATGCGCCGCTGGCCGGTGATCCCGAACACGCCAGAGAGGCGGCCGGCCATGTACTCCTCGAGCGCGAGCTGTGCCCACTCAGGGATCGTGGCGAGCGCGAACGGAGCCTTGTTGAGGCGGCGCAACTCGGCATGCACCGAGTCAATCGCCGCCTCGGTCTTCACCTGGTCCTCTGCCGATGCCGGCTGCCCCGCCGCCTTCGCGCCAAGGCGCTCGAGCACCGCAGCTGCCAGCTCAGCTTTTGACCAGGTCGCCATGTTAGCCCTCCGCGGGCGCCCCGGCGCCGCGCGGCTTCTTCTCGGCCGCGAGCGACAGCACACCGGAGTCGATCAGGACGTCCAGCTTCGTCTTGCGGCCGGTCGGCTTGCCCGTCTTCGGATCCAGGTCGACCTTGACCAGGTCGCTGCTCGTCGGCACTTCGACGGGCTCGCCCTTCCTGAAGACGATGCCGTAGATCTCGCGCTCGGCGTCCATGCCCGCCAAGCTCTTCTCGAGGTCGGCGCGCTTCTGCGCGAACCAGGCCTTGCGGGCCTCGCGCTTGCGCTCCTTGATCGTCTCGTGGTCGTCGCGGTCGATCTCGTACTTCTTCTCCTCGCCGCGCTTCTCGGGCGGGACCGCCGCTGCAAGCTCGGACTCGATGGCCGCCTTCTGGTGCTCTTTCGTGATGCCTTGGTAGATGACCTTCATCGCACTCTCTCTTGTCGGTTGGGTGAGAGAGCGGGCGCCAGCCACAACGACCAGCGCCCGCCCAGCTCACGAGCTACTAGGTGTCGGCGACGCCGGACACGTAGAGGGTCAACACGCCGTTCTGGACGCCGTTGAACATCAGCTTGTCCACGCCTCGCATCTCGGAGACGCCACGGCCCTTGATGTTGCCGTAGTCGTACTCGTCGAAGATGGCGTGCGTCTCCTCGCCGATGGCGAAGCCCACCGCTTGCGCGCCGAGCATGTAGCAGGGGGCGACAGCGATGCCCGCTGCGCCGACGCCGGCGATGGTCGAGATCTCGGGCACCTCGTGGATGATGACGCCATCCCAAACGATGTCACCGTCGCGGAACAACGGGTTGTTCTCGCCGCGGACGCCAGCGCCCTGGTGAGCGGCGACGGTGGTCGCGTGCATCTTCATGTCGCGGAACGCGACGCTCGGAACCAGCAGCAAGAACCACTCGCCGCCGCCGTCCACGCGGATGGGCCGCATGTTGGGCTTGGTGGTCGCGACGCGGCGTGCGACGCGCTTGGCGAGCGACACGATGGCCGGCTGCAGGATGTCGTTCGTGCTGTCGACGTTCAGCAACGAGGCCGAGTGGTCGGCCGCCGAGTAGTTGCCCACCGCGGCGCCGAACAGGACGCGGTCACCCGTGTACTGAGCGGTAACCCACGTGTCCTTTTGCGCCTCGGAGCAGCTCGCATAGGCGGTGCTGCCGTCCGCGTTCGGCGAGCCGAGCGCGACAAGCACCTCCTCGCGTGCCTTGTCCATGCGCCAGTTTTTGAGGGTCTTCTTGGCCGCATTGAGCAGAGGGATGTGGGTCTTCTTCTGCTCCATCTTGCCGACCGACACCGCGTTGCGGAGCTGGTCGATCGTGATCTTGTGGCCGAAGTTGCCCTGTGCGACCTCGCTGCCGAACAGCGTAGAGTCGCCGGTGACGCCGGCATTGGTGAGCCGCGAAACCATCGAAACGGTGATCTGGTCACCGGGGACGGTCTTGAGCTCGTTGATGACCTGGATCGGCGCATCGTCGCTCGTGCCCATGTAGGGCTCGAGCTCGTTGTCGCGCATCCACTCGGTGTAGAATTCCTTGGACCACTGCTGAACGTTGTTCGCAGCGGCTACGCTCGTGTTTGCCATGACTCTCCGCCTTCTCTGCGGCGATGGTCACGGGCGGGGGTTAGTAGGACTTGCGCCGATGCTTCGAATAGAGCGCTGCGTCCACTCCCGTTTGTGCCCGTGGCTCTGCCGCACTGACGCCTGCGCCCGTGGCGCCGGCATTGCTGTGTGGTACTTGAGTCGCGGAGTCGATCGTCTCTTGCTCTTTGAGCCTGCTCTCGAGTTCTTGGATCTTGGCGGTGAGTGCCTTTTCCTTCGCGCCGCCGGTCTGTTGCTTCTCGACGAACCGCTTGGCCCATCGATAGGCGTACTCAGCCGGCCGCGTCTGGCGCAGGAGGCGACGATTCATGGTCGGGTCGAGCTTCGCTTGCTGAGCGAACACACCCTCCATCTCGTCGTAGTCCTCGTGCTCGTCGCGCATCTCGGCAACATCGTCGGACAGCCTCTCTTGCCACTCTTGCGCCCTCTCAGCTCTCAGGATCTCGCGCGTGCGCGCCTCCTGGAAGCCAACGGGGTCTTGCCAGAGTTGGGCCTCGAGCTCCGCCTTCGACAATGCCGCCGGTTTCTCCGGTTCGATGCGCGACGGACCTTGCCGCCGCAAAACCTCAAGCTCTCCGAGCGCCCTTTGGTGCTCAAGCTCGATCTTCTGCCGCTTCTCCCTCTCTGCCTTCGCAACCGCATAGGGCACGGTTTTGGGCTCGTGCAGATCGGAGCCTTGCGACTCAGCCGGAGCTTGCTGGCTGGTCTTCGGCGGCGGAGCAAAGTCAGGGTGCCCAACTCCCGAGTTATCGGCCGGAGACGCCGAGGCACCTTGGCTGCTGTCCGCTGCTGGCGGAGGAGGTGCCTCCGCTGCTTGCTTGGCTGCCATTTCCGCTGCGATACCCATGATAGTTGCCCTTTTCTCGCCCGTGTTGCCGGCGGCGCAATCGCCCATTGAGAGGGTTGGCGGCACCCGTACTTACTGCATAGGTTGCCATACTATCTCAGCAACCGTCAAACGAACTCTCGATTACTGGTAGGAGACTTCCCACTTGGTGATGATAGTCGACTCCGCGACATCCGCGTCATGCCGCAGGTGCACGAACGGTATAACCGCGTCGCCGTCGTCGAGAGTGAACGCTGCGACCGTCGTCGGGGCGGCGTTGTCGGTCTTGTAGGTCACCACGCCGGCTGCGGAGACGAGTGTGCAGAGCTTGTGCGTCTCCGCATCTGCCCAGTTGTCGGTGGTGTCGGTGCTGGTAATGCCGCCGCTGTTGAGGTTCGTCTTGAGGTAGATGTCCCCGGACACGCTGCCGATGGCGGCGAAGTCCGTGTAGGTGGGCGTGGCGTTCATCGCGGCAACGATGCGGAAGCCCGCGAACATGAAGTCCGAGCCGCTCACGTCGGTGAGCTTGATCGTCGCGCAGAACTGGAACGCCGGGTCCTTGCCGACGATGAACGGTCGGCCCGAGGCACCCAGCACGCCGCTGAACAACTCCAAGCCGTCGTTGTCGACCAGGTCGGCCGAGATATCCAGGCCGGTAGCCACCATCGCAGGGGCGAGCGTCTCCGTGACGACCGACGCCCACATCAGGAGCATGCCATCGCCGAGCGTCAGCACTGCGGGGACGGTGGTCGTCAGGCCCGCCACGGTTAGGCCGGTACTCCACGCGAGTTGCGACAGGCCCTTGCCCGCGCCCCACTTGCTAAAATCCTCGTAGAGTCCTTGGCCGAGCGGCGCCGCCGCCGTGCCGTTGCTCAGGATGTAGACGCCCTTGGAGTTGACCTCCTGGTAGACGCCATCCGAGCGGCCAGCGAAGGCGCCCGTGCGACCGGCGGCGCGGAACACGTCCGGGTCGGCCTGAGTGTTGCCGGCAAAGGCCGGGCTGGAGAGAAGCACCGCCATGACGGCGGCAGAGAGCACCAGGAACCTCTTCATCACTGTCTCCTTGCAAACCCTGCCGCCATGGCAGGGGGTTGTTGCATCTGCGGAACGGATCGTTGCCCGGCCTCGACGGCCTTGTGCATCGCGTTCGCCTCGTGGAGTTGCGCCGCGGACTGCAGGCCGGGGATTTCCGCCACCGTTCGTGCCGTCTCGGCCTTGATCTTGTCGATCTCGGCCATGAGCTTCGCGAGCTCCGCCTGCATCGACTGCATCTGCATGGCCACCTGCTGCTGCTGGGCCTGCGCCTGCGCCTGGGCGGCCGCGGGATCCTGCGGCTTGGACATCTCTTCGATCTGGGCGATGAGTTTGCGCTTGTCGCGCAGCTGCGAGGCCTCGAGCAGCATCTTCATCACCGGGATCGGGGTCATCGCGGGGTTGAAGACGCCCTTGGCCGCCATGTCGGCCAGCATCTCGAACTGCTCTTCCTGGACGATGGCCATGTCGGGAGAGGTTTCGAGGATGATGTCGACGCCGATGCTCGACACGTCGTTGGCGATGAACTCTCCACGCAGCGCCGGCGAGCGCATGAGGAACATCTCGAACGCCTTCGCGCCCTCTTGCTGGGCTAGCTGCTGCATCTCGGGGGGCAGGTTGTTGACGTCGAGCCCGCGCTTCTTCGCCTCGAGCGCGATAAGCTGCTGGGCCTGGTTCTTCGCCTCTTCGATCGTCGACTGGATAGCCTCCGGTTCAAGGCCGACCATCTCGAGAGCATCGACCAGGTGCACGCCATCTTTGACGAGCTCCTGCAGGCGCGCCGCCTTGGTCATGCGCCGATTGAGGCCGACGAAGCGATAGCCGCTCTTCTTCTCGTCGTCCCCGACGCGCAGCCACATCTCGCTGGGCCAGTACTGGCGGATCAGCCACCAGAAGCCGAGGATCACGCCGTGCTGCCACTCTTCGATGTTGGCGAACAGCCCGCGCAACTCCGTGTTGCCGATTTGCTTCTTGCGCAGGATGGCGATGCCGCTCGCCGACTTGTCCCCGGCGATGACCGGAGCGCTCGGGCCCGTCGCGTCGATCTCGGCCTTGGCCTCGGCGAGCAGCTGCGCCTGGCCGCCGGCCATGTCGACGTTCTCGACGACCTTGACCTTGCCGCCGACGAGCGCGCCGGCGCTGACCTCGGCGGCGCCGTCCGGCTTGGCCAACTCGGTCTGGAAGTCCTGAACATTGTCGATCGCTCCGGTCTCGTAGATCACGCGGCGCTGCATCAGGGCATGCAGGAGCAGGCTGCGCCGCTTGTTGATCTCATCCTGGGGCGACAGCATGTTTTTGACCGGCCCGTAGCGGTCGTTGGTTCGCGACGTCTTCGCCGAGACCGGGCGAAGCGGGCACCAGGTGTTGCCGTCCTCATCCACGAACGGCACGAGCATGGGCTTGATGAGAAATTCATGGCGCACGAAGTGCGCGAGCCACCACTGCCCACCCTCGCGCCAGTAGCACTCAGCGACCTTGATCCGCCCACCCTCTTTGGCATCGTACCAGCTCTCTGGGCGGTCCTGGTGCGCCTCTCCCGGGAGCGCGGACCCTGAGGCTGTCGACGCGTTGCGGATGAGGGCCTCGGCACCGGGATACTTGGCGTACTTCTCGACGGCGTCGTCCTCGGCGAGCCACGTGACGACGCCAAGATAGCGCGCGTCCTCGAGCAGCGGCATCCGCGAGCGCGGGTCACGCCAAAAGCGGTCGTACGGGACGTGGTCGAGCGTGAGACGCACCCGCTTGCCGTCGACCTTGACGCCGAGCAGGCCCGCGCTCAGGCCTTCCACGAAGAGTTCGCCAGCCACGGCGGTGCGGGTCTTGTCGAAGTTCGCGCCCTCGCGTCCGGCTGCATAGCGCAGCGCGTCCGTGATGGCCTGCGCTCCCGATTCCTCGGCCGGCGTGCGAGGCAGAGCCTTCGGGTCAATGCGCGTCTCGATCTCGCCGCCGATGAGGAAGTCGACCTTGGGGGCGATGCGGTTGCTCGTGACCACAGGCTGGCCGCACCGCTCGAGCTCGGTCTTCTCGTCGTCGGTCCACTGCTCGCCATCGTAATAGTTGCGAGCCGTCTCGGCTGTCTCGCGCTCGGAGTGGGTGACTTCGTCGGCTTCTTCGTACCACTTCACCAGACGCCGGAGGGTTACTTGACTCTCCAAGCCCTTACTGGTGCTCTTCCCGTCGACGTCTGCCATCTATCCTCGCGCTTCTTGTCCTGAGTTCGTACTATCGCGGGATGCGCGTTGTCAATCACCAGGAACAGCAAACTTAGCGCATCGACAGCGTCGTCATGCTCACCGGCCGGGAACGCGATGAGTTGCTCTACGACCCTCCCTGCCCAATCTGTCTCCGGAAATATCACACGCCCCATCGAGGCCCATGCTTGGCAGGCGCGTGCGCGCACCGCCTTGTCGGCTATCGGGGCAACCCACTCCTGCTGGAAGTACACACCAAGCTCGCTGCAGCGGCGGTTGAGCTGAGGTTCGATGGCTCTGCGGATGACGCCGGCTTCCCCGAACCAACACAGCGGCTTGTGGCGCTTCACGAGATCGAGCAGCGCATCTATCCATACATCGGCGGTTACCTGTCCGTGCCACCAGTCGATGACGTAGACGCGGTCGTCGGGGCCTATGCCGTAGACGCCATGCTCGGTGAAGTCCGGATCCACGCCCTCAGCGGCCTCGCGCACGGCGAAGTCGCTGGCCATGTAGATCCTAAGCGACTCGGGTAGCGTCGCCATGCTTCCACCTTTCCGCGAACCACTCGCGCCGGAAGTAGGTTCCCTGGTCTACCGTGGGCCGTTGCATGTACTGCGCGTACCACTCGCGCATTCGGCCCGCCTTGGTCATCTGCCCGCGGAGCTGCCGCATCTCGCTGAGGGGGAACCACTCTGGCCACAGCGCCTCTGGCTGCTCGGTGTCCTCTTTGGAGATCGCTGGCATCTCGAGCACGGTCCAAAGCTCGCCCTCGGTCTTGAGCAGCCGGCCGGCGAGGTCGTCGACGTGCCATCGGGTCATCATCAGCAGGATCCCGCCGCCCGGCATCAGGCGCGTGTGGAGATTGCCCCAGTACCAGCGCCATGCGATCTCGCGCATGCGCAGCGAGTCGGCCTGCTCGCGGCCCTTGATCGGGTCATCGATGATCGCTCTGTGCGCTCCGCGGCCGACGATAGGCCCGCCGACGCCGGCGGCGACGTAGATACCTCCCCCCGTCGTTCGCCAGCGGCCCGCGGCCTGCGAGTCGGCGCGCAGCTCGACGCCCGGAAAGATGTGCTGGTAGTACGGGTCGCGCAGGATGTCGCGCACATCCTGCCCGATGTCGTGCGCGAGCTCGTCGCCGTAGCTGGCGCTGATGACCTGGTGATCCGGATGTCGTCCCAAGTACCACGCCGGGAACCGGCGGCTCGCGATCTCGCTCTTGCTACACCGCGGCGGAGCGAAGATCATCAACCGGCGAATCTCGCCGCTCTCGAACTTCTCCATGGCCTCGCAGATGCGCCGGTGATGCGCCCCCGAGCCCCAACAGGGGTGGGTGTACTCGACGAACGGCAACAGCCTGTCGCGCGCCGCCTGGCGCCTCAGAATGGCCTGCGCGGCCTCTTGCGGGGTGATGGCCACATGTCGACCGGTGGCTACGTCTGCTCGGCGGCCAGCATGGCGGCCTCGCGCTTAGCGAACCGTGCGACCTCGCGCACCCCATAGCCCTTGGCGCGCATCGCCGCGACGAGCGGGCGCACGCGGTCGGCGATCGCTGCCTCTACCGGCGTCACGTCCGTCTTGACCTCCATCTCGGCCAGGACGCGCACGACACGGTCGAGCCGCACCCCGTTGACGACGCCATACCACTTCACTGCACCCTCGGGATGGTGATCAGCTGCTGTGCGTGGGTGAGGTTGATGAACTTCGCCAGGCGCTCGAGTTGCGCGTCGTCGAGGATGAAGCCGAACTCCTTGGCGTTCACCTCCACGTTGCGGTCGAACTCGACAGAGAAGACGGCCGCATGGCCGCCGTTGAACGGCTGTAGGTAAATCCCCTTCACCTTCGCCGCATGCTGCCCGTCGATGTTCCAGGATGGTCTGCTCATGGTGTCCGCTTTCCTCTCCGTGCTACGCTTGGCAGTGCATGGGAACCCTTCTCGCTTTGGCTATCGTCGCCTGTGCGCACCCCGTCGCGCCACCGATGCCCGACACCGTCGAGGCGCGGCTCGAGGGCTACGCCCATGGTGTCTGCTACACGAAGCCGTGGAAGGGCGACGACCAGGTGGAGATGCCGTTTCACTGTACCATCGCCATGTGCAAGTACATGCGCGAGCATCGCTACGACGACATACGCGACCGGAAGCCGGAGCCAATTCGGCGCCAGCCGGCTGCGGTTGAGCGACTCTCTTCCGACTTCCTGAACAGCCATTCCAGCTGACCTAGCGATTCGGTCCACCATCTGCGTCCACCTGGGCCTGTGCGCGCTTGCGCGCGTCCTCGAGTTCGTCGAAGTACTTCGGGTTGAGGGCGCGCTTGATGAGATCTTGCTGAGCCGGATCGAGGCCGGACAAATCAACGCCGACAAGTTGCCGCGGTCCCGCTCGCTTGGCCATATCGGCATCGGAGTCCGTTGCCTGCAGCCGGGCGCGGTAGCGGTTCGCGACGTCGGGAACGAGCGCCTCAACGCCGAACTGGCCCGCGTCGTGATCGACGCCACGGGGCGTGCGCGACCAGATCACGCGCTGGTCGAGCAAGTCCCACAGGGGCTTGTTCTCGTCAACCGGAGCGCCACTCGCTGCGTCGCGCTTCTTCTTCGCAGCCACGCGCGCAGAGAGGATGCCCGCGGCCGCGGGCGACGCACCGGCGGCGGACTGCGCCGCAGCGTTCGCGCGCAGCTCGTCGAGGGGGCTTCCTGTCCAGCGCGCGCCGCGCGCCGCCATCTGTCCTGAAACGATGTCGAGAAGGCTGCTCGGTTTAGGCATAGTCGCGCACTCCGTTGTCGATGCCGCGCCACCGCAAGCGCTCGATGAGCGTCTGGCCGCCGCTCGTGACGATCTTGAGATCTCCCGTGCCTGTCTTGCCGACGCGAATGGTCGCCGTCGTCGTGTCATTGCTGCTCGCGTCGTTGGTCGGCCCGTTGAGCGTCCAGGTCACGGACGCGATGGTCTCGCCCGCGAGGCGGTCGGCGAAGTCAAAGACGTAGGTTTTCGACTCGTCCTGATACTTGCTGGTCGTCAGTCGACCATCGAGGTCGCGGAACCAACCATCGGTGCGGCTGTCGGTAGGTGGAATGAAGTGGGTTGGCACCTATTTCCGCTCAACTATCCCGCCGGCGGCGATTGCCATGAGTTCATCGGTTGTACATTCGTCAACCTTCCGCGTCAACAGTGGGCGCTTTGGGTCGCTACCAAGGTCCATGCGGTCTCGATACTTCTCGGGCTTGCCGCCCTTGAGCATGAAGATCAACAGGGTGTCGGAGTACCGCTTGATCGCACCGCACGTGGAGCCCTGGTAAAAGACGGGCTCGTCCACGCCCTCGATGGCGCGCCTCCACGCCTCATCCTCTGCGGCTTCCAGCCCGATGGCGCGAGCCTTGTCCCACTGCTCCGCGAACTCGGGGTCCGCCTCGCGCTCTCGGTAGAGCGTCGTGCGCGACACGCGCAGCTTGTCGCCGATGGCGGTCACGTTTGGGCAGTCGGCGAGTTCCGAGAGGAATCGCGCCTTCTTTTTCGGCGTCAACCCTGTGCCCACTCCGCGCATCAGCTCACCCGCGACAGGTCGGCGCAGTCGGGCGTGAGCATGTCGGCAGCGCGCAGCATCGCCTGCCGATAGCGCTCCACGTGCCGGCGGCTGATGCCGCACAGGTGCAGCCGTGCCGG